TAAATACTTCTTCAAATCCGCTACGTTCAATAATTTTTTCTTTAATTTCCAATTGCCTTTTTTCTCTTTGAATACGACGAAGAAAAGCATAATATACAATTTGAGTAAAATAAGCAAACGGATTTGTGCGTTCTATATCAAATCTATGAATATACTGAACACAATTCTCTACCCCATCACTTATCATGTCTTCACGAAACATATAATTAACAAAGTTTGGACGATATGATAAGTGAGTAGAAATTTTAAGAAAACATTCACCCAAATAATTTGATATTTTTGGTTTACCTTCCCAGTATTTATTTTCTGGTGGATATGAATTATATTTTTCAAAATACATTTCTCTTGATGTATTAATTTTTGTTTTATATGCAATTAAAGCATCATAAAAATCTTTATTATTTACATAATGTGGATTTTTCTTTTGTTTATTCATCTTCTAAGTTTGATTTATTTGTATTATAACATAATAATAACAAAGTTGACAAACTTATTCAAATCAACTAAAATAACTCTGTGGGTTTTGAGATAAAATTATACATTAGATTTATAAAGCTTTTCTAAGGATATTCTAGCATCAGAAACAGAAGAAACAAACCCCATATTAGAATTTAATTCTGACTTAACAGTTAATCCGTTTTTGTCTTTGATATACTTATTATAAATTCTAATTATAGATTCATCACGTACTTCAGTCATTGTAATTACTTTATCCATATCTACGATAAACATCGTATCATCAGTTAATTTCATCCAGGGATCAACTTTTAGTGCAGTCAATTTATACTTACGTATAATAACAGGTTTCATTATAACTGGATTGTCAAGTATTAAAATAATTCTATTTTCTTCTTCACAAGGACATACCTTTGAGAATACTTCTTCACCTGATATCATTTTAATTGTTGCATAAAATTCTTCTTCCATATTATTCCTTAAAATCTATTTGTATAATTTCATAATTAAATTTTTCTTCATTATAAATTTTAATTCTTTCAATTAAATGATTAAGAGTATAATTTTTTCTTGATTTATAAGTAATATCATCAGCAATATCATAAAGTACTGCTTGTGTTTTATTGTCTCCTTTACGAAGAACTCTTCCTATACTTTGAAGATTTCTTATTCTTGATTTTGATGGAGAAGCAAAAATTACATTATGTAAATTTTTAATATTAATTCCAGTAGAGAATGTACCATATGATGCAACAATAATTGCATTTTTTTCTATCTCAGTAATTGCTCTTACTCTTTCTCTTTCTTCTACATCTACACCACCAAAGATAAAAAATACTTTTCTATCTTTAGATGCTGAATTATTTATAAGTTCATAAAGTGGTTGACCGTGAGTTTCAACACGATTAAAAAGAACTAAACTATTACCTTTTAAATCTAATACAACATTTTTAATAAAATTATTTCTTTTTTGATGATTAATTAAATACTGTATTTCGTCTTCGTATTCATTAAATTTATGTTGATTGTGCTTTAACAAAAGAACTTTAATGTTTAACTTTGATAAATGTCCTTTATCAATTAATTCTTTTGTTTGAGTAACTTTATATGATGGTCCAAACAATCCTTCAAGCACCCACTTATGCGTTTGTGACCCGTCTAATGTGCCTGTAAATCCATAACGATACTTTGTATTATCCATCTTTGTCATAATGCCTACAAGGGATTTTGACTTGAATATATGTGCTTCATCACCAATTACTACATCAAATTTTTCAAAGAATTTACGAGATAAATTACAAATTGACTGCCAAGTTACAATTATTACATTTTTATTTGTTTCTTTTTCTTTTCCAAAATAAATTTTGTGACAGTAATCTTCAACATTCCATCCATAATCTTCAAAATCTTTATACATTTGTTCTACAAGAGAAGTTGTAGGAACTACAATTAATATTTTCTTATCTTTATCTGTAAAATATCTTACTATTGAGTAAATCATTAAAGATTTACCAGAGGCAGTTGGAGAAATTAAAAGTTTACGATTGTATTTGAGAGCATCATAAACAGCATTAATTTGATAATCTCTTGGTTCGTGTCTTGAAATTTTTTTCATATAATCAGAGACACCCTCATAAGATATCATTTCATTTTCTTCAAATGGATCACCATAAAATTTATTATGTTTAAAATCAATAGTATATTCTGATTTTTCAGCCCAAGATATTAATTTATCTAAAAGACCAACATATAATTCACCAGTATGATTACTATAAAGTCTTATTTTTCCATCCCAATATTTACTTCGATATTGAGGCATAAATTTTGCACCAGGAACTTCAAAAGTAAAATACTCTGACAATTCTTGATGAATATGTGGCTCGGTTTCAATTTTTAAATATATTTCATTCTTTTTCGAAATAATCAAATGGGACATTCATAACATATCAGTTATAAGTATTTATTTTACATTTATAAAAACACTTTTATGGATTTACTAGTCTATCCACTTTTCTGTCATAAGCAGCAGCCATTCTTTTTGCGGCTCCAGTATCTTTAGGTCTAGGTCTTCTTAAGTATGCTAATAAATTTGCTTTTCGTGATGGTTTTCCAGATCTAATAGATTGAATTATGTCATCTATATTTTGACCCAGTTTACGTCCTCTAGATATAGCATCTTGTGTTGCTTGAGTTCTAGTTAGTCCATATCCAGGTTCTCCAGGTTTAGGTCTTCTATTTTGCTTTGATGCATTAGGACTAAATGGTTCTACTTGAACGTTAGATAAAGTATGTCCAGGATCCTCTGTGGATGGATCTTTTGGTTGAAGTGGTTGAAGATGTCCTAAAGAATATCTATCTCCTGTTTTGTTTTGAATTCTTTGAGCTCTTTTCTTTACTCTTTTAATACCAGATTCTTCGGTATCCATTGCTAAATCTGCGATTTCATTATTTCCTCCTGTCGCACGGAGGAGTTCGTCTTTCGATAATTGTGTTTCATATTCTGCTTTTGTTCTTTTATCCCTAGATCTATTTCTAGATTCTACGGGACTGATCGCATATCTTGAAGGTTCCCCTCTTCTTGCTTTGTTTCTTATTACATATTCTATACCATTAATAGTCTTTCTTTTAGTACCTATTCCTTTTTTTATATCTTCTATCCACTGTTTATATTCCTTATTTGGAATTCCGTGTCTATTTTTTTCTAAAATAAATTCCCTAAATGTCTTCATTTGTTGTTGACTATTTTATTTTTATTTAGTCAAAACCTGCATGGAAACGGTGAAAATCCAGAGCGTTTTTAATTTGATATGTTCGATTTAATATTGTCTTGAGAATACTATCCAAATAACTTAACATTGTTTGAAAATATTCTATTTTAGATATAGATTTAAGAATTTCTTCATCAGCATCCATATACTTATCTATATCTTGTCTTAATACTTTATAATCAAATGGTTGTTCCTGATAAATTTTTGGTTCTGCTTTTCCAGAAAAATACATCCATTTTTCTTTTTTTAGTACTTTAAATTTATTTTCTTCTAATTTTTTTAAAAGAATAATATTATTATAAATCTTATAATATTTTGCATGAAGTGAAGGAATTTTAATAGATTCTGTATGAAGATTGTCAGGATCTATTTTCGAATCTTCTTCCCATAATAATTGTATTTCATCAAGATTCATAACTATAAAACAACTATATCGTATATAGAATACTTAAAAACAACCTCTGCTATTACATAATTTATATCAGTTGACTTTGCCTCAAATTTAATAGATGATAAACTTACAGGAAAAATATCTTTAAAGTGTACATCGATAATTGGATTAAAATTACTATTGTATATTGTTAATTTTGCATCTGAATATTCATTAAATGAGTTTTTGCTAGAAGTATTTGGAAAATATTCATCTTTCGATTTGAAATCCATAAACTCGCCGATATTATTTGGATATCCAAGCCCTCTTAACCAATTATGAACTTCAAGATAATTTTCTAAATTTTCATCTACAAAGAATTCTAAAGAAAGGTCATCATAAGTTAATTTATCACCAGGAACCGGAATATCTTTTAGGTATGTTGATTGAATTGCAACTCCAAGATTAATTCCAGGTATTGCTGTGGAATTAGAAAAAAAATCAACTTTTGGAATTTTTGAAATTGATAGTTTAAACCCAACAGGGGACAAATAATTACGATTTGATAATTGTTTTGACCAAGGAGTTTGAGTCATTTTTCTTTTATTCTTATTTATTTACATAAAAAAAGGGTCCAAAGGACCCTAAAAATACGTAAAAATAATTTTTACATTAAGTTATCGACACGTACTCTTCTGTAATAACGATTCGCATTAGCAAGAAGACGACCAGAGCCCTGAGTAGTACCTTCAGCGAATGGATTAGCAACCATACCATAACGAGTCTTAAATCCAATTTTTGGTTGGAAGGTGTTCTCACCAACGGCACGTACCATTTGGAGAGGAACATAAGGACAATAGAAGAGACCAGCATCATAAGGGGAAGAACCCTTATATCCTACAACGTAATACTGATTGGCAGATACGTTAGCAGCATATG